TCCGTGTAGCTTGCTCCGCTACAGGTACACAGGGAGCCATCAATCTGGCACGAAACAATGCGACAAATCTGTTCAGCGCTTAGCTCGACGGAGATCACGAATTGCTCATCCGCACCACCACCTAAACCCCAACCTCCCCCTATACCAATGGGATCGTAAGAGCCACCACCAGCCGTCACTGCTCCTGTGCTTGGTGTCGCATTAAGAACTGCGTTTCGGTATGCGTTCAGCTCATCGTCTGCGTCATCTTGATAAGTGCACACCCTGTGCTCCCACGTATTAAGAGCACTCGCCGTACTCATGGTCGTGGTTATGCCTTCAACCGTACATTCGTAATGATGGTTCGGCGATCCCCATCGAAAATGTGATAACGAATACCCTCGGTATGGGGACGAGTAAGCCTTAGCTTGAAAAGCGTTCGTGTTGTTCCCATTTTGCTGTTGACGATACCAGCCACCCCAACTCACTGGGGAATACAGCTTTAACTCATTGCAAACCGACTCAGTACAAAGAACTTGGTCGGCACCGTCAGCTCTATTCCCGACGACACTGGCTGATCCTTCAACGTAATTCGTAGCGTCCTGACTTGGAGAGCCCAAGAGAGTACCGAAGTTACAATCTGAACCGCATGTAGTGGCGGACTCATTCAAGCGCGTTCCACTTGATTCTTCTAGCAGCCAAACGGCGACGAACGATGCAGTCCAATCAGGTGCAGGAGTACCGCCACCGCCGCCACGCTTTCGTCCAGGGACGAACGCGAGACAGCAGATCGCGACTACAACTAACGCGATTACGGTATGACGGCGCATGTTACGTCACACGATGCGATGCCAGACACGCCGGGATCGCATTCCTCAGGACCGCCACCGGGTCCGCTCGTGCACGCTGCATCCGAGCAAACAGTCGCATCACCGCACGTCGCAATCGAACATGACGGCAAGCAAGGCATCGCAGATCCGTTCGAACCTCCATTGTCGCAGGACTCCCCCACGTTCGCGTCAATCTCGCTGTCCCCGCAGACTGCCAGCGGCGGACTCCAGGCAAAACCAGACTCGAAGGTAGTCACGACAGAAGAGACGGCAGACCGTCCCACGTTGCGCTGTACTCGCGATTCAACATCGCGAATCTCAGGCACCATGTACTCGGACAGCATCTTGAGCAAGCAGTCCTCTCGGGAAAGCGTGCCAGCCGCGACTCCGTTTGTGAATTGCTTCGTACCGTATTGCCGGCTGATCCGTTTACAAGCATCCACGAAGTCTGTGGTCACCGCTGCCGGGATCGTGATCGTCACGTCGATCGCGGATGCGCTGGTTGCCATGAGAAGAATCAGAACTAGGAGAAACCGTCGCATCAGTCCACCTCATCAAAGTCGGCAATCTCGTACTGTACGAGCACGCCGAGAATATTGGCCGTCGCCGTTGTCGTTGTCGTTGAGTCCATCACAGCACGCCAGAACAGATGATCCCCCGCAGCACAGGTGCCGTCCGGGGTGACCGCAGCCGTGGCGTCGATCATCAAGTCGTTCGCCGTAGCGAACGTCACGGCAGCTTCAACAGCCGACCCCCAGGTCGAATTGATGACGTCGCTGTTGCTGCGGCACTGGCCCGAGAAGTCCATCGAGAGCACACCCGTACCGGCTGCTTCGTGCGCGTGCATCTCGAACGTCACCGTAGTGCCGCTGTAATTATCCGGTAGCGGCAGGCTCCCGTAGATGGCCGACGATGCGTTGTCCGCGCAGACGATCGCACCGACGATCGGCCCACTGTTGATGGTCACCGATGCCGGATTCGCGCATTGCGTACCGTCCACCTCCAGCGAATAGGCGGGCATGTATTTCTGCCTCGTGCCCAGCGTCACGCTCACCGTGTCACCCGTCAGCACCACAGGTGCCGTGACCGCGAGATTCGTATCGTCTGATATGTCGATGCCGGAAAGACTCGTAGTCGTGTGCGCGTGCAGATCATCGACCACAGTTACCACGCCACCGCTCGTCATCGTCGCATCACCGCTCAGGGCGACGAATGCACCGGCATCGGCACCGCTACCGACGAACACCTCAGTGGAAAGAACTCCTGTGATAGTAGTTTCGAGGCTGTTTGTTTCTACCGTCGCCGTATGATGTGCTGCGCTTATCGCTGCGTGTGTGGAGATGTCGGTGGTGATCTCCGAGTCCCGAGCAATCGTCGCAGCTACGTTGGCGTCCGGCAGCAGACCAGTGACCGCATCCGCATCGGCTAGGTCGAGCTGTCCATCCACCCAGTTGCCTGCGCTCTTGACCAGCGTGGCTCCTACGGCCGGCGTTGTCAGTGTGACGTCCGACAGGTCGTTTAGCGGGGGCGTATGCGCTAGATCGGTAATGTCCGATTCAGTCGGCTCGTAACAGCTCTCCACCACGCCAGCAGCGTCCACGCCGAGAGGTATCTCTCCAGCCGCACAGTTTGCTCCATTAGTGTGCCCCGCCACGTAGCTCGCGTGATCCACGCCAGGAGCGGTGTTCGGTGTGAAGATCGTGTCTGTGTCTGGTGCGACGACCACCCACTCAGAGTTGACGGTCGGATCTCCTTCAGAGCCAAGGCAGTTTGCAGCCGTGCATCGGTACATCACATTCGAGAATGAGACGAGATCCTGAAGTCCGAGGTCGAGTGCGGACGTCCACGCTGCTACTCCTGTCCGATTCTCATACTGCGATGCCCATGCCGCAGCGATGAGAATGCCCGGCGCTCCTCCTGTTGCTGCGATCGTTCCAACGGCATCGGATGCCCCGGCGCCCTTCAGTCGGTGGTAGACCACCGTCATGTTGTCGAAAGACAGGCTGAGCGTTGTCGGAACGGCAATGGTGACGACGTTCCAGTCGAGCTGATCGCCTGTCGTTCGATCACTGGAGATTATGCGGTTCGCTCCAGTCGTGCTGAGTGTTCCAAAGTGGTTGATGGAGAAGTTGTCTGGCACGTTGATCATCGTGATGTTCGCGCCGAGCGTAAGCTGAATATCATCCATCTTCACGACAGAGCCGGCAGGGTAATACTGGAGATTCCACGTCACGGGCGAGCTGATCGTGATGGTGCCCTGGTTGGCGTTGCCACCACGGATTCGAAGCTCACCCTCGTCCATCGCCACTTTGAGCTGAGCCGACGTGGTGACCGAAACCCCTTCGTGCGACAACGACGGCGCCGCGAGCAGCAGAATCGAAATGAGTAGAAGTAGGTACTTCATTCTTCGATGACCTCTACGATGCAGTTGTCCCACGTCACCGTGACTGGGTTTGAAGTTCCGAAATATGGAATCAGCCACGGCTTGATGGATGTCGGATTCGTCAACGCGATCGTGATGTCCGACACCCGCCAGTCGCCACCGCTCACCAGACCGATAGGCTGATCTGCATTCGCGATCGGTGTCGCATCGTCCACGCCAATGCCGATGGCGTGGACCTTGTTACTCGCGGCCCACTTGGTCGCACAGCGAAGTCGTGCCGTCGCCACCATGTTCCGGTTGAACGTCAGCTTGGGTGTTGCGAAGCTGAAGTCTCGCGCGCCACCGTAATTCGAGAGTTCCGAACCAGTGGTCATCTGCTGCCACGTTCCGTCCACGGTGATTGCAGCAGAGTCGTTGTATCGCCCAACCCACCGGGCTTTCATGCGGCCGCACTGGGATTTGGCGTGGGTGCGGATACCTCCAGGCCACTCGAAGAGATTGCAGCCAGTCGGAAGTACCGTAGAGACGTCACCCACCGAACAGGCGTCATTCGATCCCACGGTTCCACCGAATATCTTTCCACCGCCCAAGATCTCCAGATCGGAGAAAGTGTTGTTGGTGAAGAACTCCAACCGCCGCCCGGTTTCGTCCAGCCCCTTGATCATGCAGACCATGCGCGCGTCAGCCTTCGATGCTCCATAGACGTCCATGTACATGTCGTTGAACGTGTTGCCGTAGATCAGGTCAACGCCCTCTTCGGTTCCGTACAGGTTGACCTTGACGAGCCCCTGCCGACCCGTCTTGTCAACGGAGTCCCACGCCCACGTACCCATCGGCGGAGCATCGCGGATGCCGCTGAAGGTGTTGCCTGTAATGTGCTCGAACCCGTTCCCAGCCTCGATCATGATCATGCTCGAACTGGGTGAGCTGGCGTTCCAGCTTGCCGTTCTACCACGCGACGTGAGGTTCCGTACCGTGTTGAACTGCGCTCCCTCGTTGACGATAACGGCCGTGACGAACGAGGAACTGATGATCTCCGTGTCCAGCAGTTCGGAGAAGTTGTTGTCGGGGTTGAGCGTGAAGATCGTGCTGAAGCCGGAGTCTATGATGCGCATCCCGGTGACGCGTCGCGGTCCGTAGGCTGCGAAGATCGAGCCGACGAACACGGACTTGGAAATCGTAACGCGAACGTATTCTCCCTTCTGTCCACCGTCGTCGATCGACTGACCGTTGCCGTACATCATCTGGACGTCTTCGAACACGCCACGCTGTCCAGCGCCGATGCCGTCCATCGCGAAGTGACCCCAATGTTTGACTGCAACGCGCTGCATGTGAGTCTCAGATCCCTCGTGCATCGAGATCATTGTCGTCGTATCGCAGTCTGGAGCATCGACGTCCAGACCACGAGGTTTGCCCGCTTCATCAGCGCTCAGCGTGTCGTCACCGTCAAAGTAGAAGTCGTAGTCGGCAAGGCCCGTCGCAACGACGCAATCACCACCGCCGTTCCAGATGTCCTGCGGCTCCACGGTCAGATCGCGCAGAACCATCTTGCCGTTCAACCGGCCGGCAGGAATTTGCACGACGCCGAATGACGTCAGCCCGATGATCTCACCCTGTGGCTGCGTCACGTGCATCCGACTGACGCCTGGATTGTTAGCACCGATGCCAAGCGGATGGGCACCGAAGCGGATCCACTTGTTCGTGCCAGCAACCAGATCGCAGGCATCGCTCGCCGTCGGTGTGATGGCTTCCTTGAACGTCAGCGTCGTGAGCGCGCTGCCCTGTTGAAGAGGCGTAGCGTCATACGCGGCGCCCACGCCCAGGAGATCACCCGCAACGAGCTGATCCGCGTAGGCTCCACTGATACAGAGCATGAAGCCTTCTCCAGTGCCCGTCGTCTCGATTTGCGTCAAGTCCTTTGCTACGAGGCTGGGCGTTACGCCAAGACCGAGGTCGTAGGTGCCCGTCCCTGTATGACAAGAGTTGTACTGTCCACTTCCGCACGGGGCATCCTGGAAGCCGAATCCGAACGGCTTGTGATGCTCCGTGGTCCCGAACCAGTCCCCGATGACCGGCCCCTCGTCGATGACGATCGTAGATCCGACCGTGCGACCCTCAGCACGCAGATCAATTTCCGTCTGCGTTGAAGAGCGTAGATCCCATCCAGCGCCCTGGATGACTCCCTGCCAGTCCTGAAACTGAAGTCCGTGGAGCAGGTTCCCCTGCTTGTCGACGGCACACTCAGCTTCGATTGCTGCGTCTACAGGGAACGTCGCAACCTGCGAACGATCAAACGGATTGCTGTAGTCAACGCCCGCTCCTGACGTTGAATTCTGACAAGGCGCGATGGGATAAATCGCGTTGTCGAGCAGGATCGTGTCACCCGTTGCCACAGTCTCGCAAGCTGCGTTGCTGTCAGTCTGGTGGACAGCCGCGTTGAGGTCGTCGGCGAAGTCGGGCCAGATCACCTCGCCGGAATACTTGCACCACGGAGTCTCGACGGCTCCAACGAAGTCCTTCGCGGTGCACGTCACGTAGGTCGTGCCGTCGTTATCCCAGTCGCACATGCGATGGATCTTCGTCTCGCTCTCGATCAACGTTTCCACTGCTGCTGAAGTGATACCCGCGCCCCCCGGGAACATGAGCCAAGTGTCTACAGCAGAGCAGTACCATTCCATCGCATCGTCTGTGTTGACGTAGCGATCTTTGCTGATGCCCGTTGCTGCACAGGTAGCACCGACAGTGTTTGGATTCCCCGAGGCACTGAGATGCCTCGCGTTGGAGAACACCGGCTGTGCTTCTGATACAAAAGCCCAGAAGACCATCGTGAAGATGAGCAGTCCAAGCAGGATCCAGTTTCGATTTGTCTTTGTCATTCCTAATCCTTGAACCACGTTCGGTAACGAACGACTGCGACCCAGACGTTGGACATATTGGTCAACACGGCGCCGGGTACGGTGGCGGACGCTCCGGAGTTGTCAGTCATCAGAAATGACACCTGGCCGTAATCGTCGTTGAAACGACGACCGTCCATACGAAGTCCCAGCTTGGTATCTCCGGCACCGATCTGCATGACTTTCTCCGGGTAAGAGCCGAAGTTGGAATCCACACTGTTGATAACGAGCTTGATGATCGAGATCGTCTGGTTGTTGACCCAGATTCCCTCCTGCCCCGTGTTGATGAACGTATCACCGAGCGGCGTCGTCGGGTTGACATAGGTCGGAACGCCGAGCACGAGCTCATCTTCGTTCTGGACTGTGAGTAGTGCCATCGTGGCTCCTAGTAGTTATAGAAGGAAACGCCGTCAAGACCCATGTAGTCATTCGTTGGATACACAGGACCCTGAATCCACTTGACAGAACCACCGCTCGTGATCCAGATCGTGTACGGATTGTTGTTGATGTCTGCGCCATACACAAGGAATCGCATAGACGCAGGCGGTCGGTATCCAGACGGCAGCAAGAAGATCTCATCCTGTGTCGTCGGGACGCCGGCGAGACGTTCTACTGCTCCGCGAATGTGGACAAGACCATCTGAAGATTTTCGGTACTGAACGAGATTGTGGTCTCCAGAAATGGCATCTCTCTGGTACGCATCCGTGAAGCCGTTGGAGAACGACGTCACTGTGATCCATGCCGGTCCCTGGATGATAGTCTCAATTTGTCCAGTTGCATTTCTCTGTGTGGCAATTGGTTGATTGTCGCCCTGACTGGCAAGCTCGATTCCAAACAGAGGAGTGACGTCTTGGCTACAATGTCCAGGCACGTCTATGAGCGTCGGACCGTTCCAGTTCTGTGATAGTTGAAACGTGTCTCGGTTGATCGTACCGTCGACGATGCCCTGCCTGTCCAGAGCAGCACCATCTGAAACCCTGAAAAACTCGCCGCCCGCCAAAGCCGTTTGTCGACTGTTTGTAGCGAACTCCGGTGGATACAACGGAACACCATTGACATCAAACGCTTCAATGTTTGAAATGTCTGCGCTAACTCCGGATGAACCTCCAAGAACGGTGTCACCGATATCTGGAAGAGCCCCAGCCGTTCTGTAGAGCTTCAACTGGAAATTACTATCAGAAACGTGCTTCCCGGTTCCCGCTGCTCCATCCCAAGTCAAGACTTCATCTTGCGTCCAGTTCACGGATGCGTCAAGAGTGACGACCCAGATTGCACGAACGGTGTCATCACCGTTTTCCACGTAGCAGTTGAAACCCTTAAATACACTCATATTTTATCCTATGCTAGGAGCAACAGATGAATCGACTTTCCATCCAGAACCTGGATTGATCAAATTAGCATTCACGATGAGATCTGTTGATAGTGAACCACTACTACTGAGAGTCGTGAATCGAAATTTATATCTGTACGTTGCTACTTCACCAGCAGCAAGAGCACCATCTGGATCAGCAACGTTCGTCAACGTGTGCGTTCCGATTAGCTGAGGCTTCGTATCTGAATCCGAAGTGAATCTTGAAGGTGAAGAACTGTCGTAAGTATTCTTCCCAGAGTCAAGTATCACTTCACCACCAGCCGTCTCTTTGTACAAGACGTGATGAACAGTGTAAATCGAGAAACATCCTGTCGGTATCGGATTTGATAGATCATATCCATGATCTAATCCGGCACTGGCATGGAACCAATGACCAAATTCGTTATACGTACTGATCGTCGGCGTTGCTCCAGTGCCTTCAATCGTGATGGCCGACAAGTCAATCCAATCTGAGATCGGAGATCCGTACTCATGAATCAATGGCTCTTGGATCATGCGAACGTAACCGTCATCTATGAACTGAACGACATCACTGTGCGTAGCAAGGATCATCTCGTCGCTCGTGAGTGAATACACATCCGACTGAGCCATTCGCATCAGATACACACGATTGATCTCAAGCTGAGGGAACACCATCGCTCGATTCGCAGATTCAATCAGCGGATCCAACATCTGAATTTCTGCGTCTGTGATCTCACGTGCATTGTCTTGGTTATGGGGTTTTGACCAGACAGTGTAATGACTCCTGTCTGCCAGTTGTTTTTCAACTCCTCTCCTTATTGCGTAAGGAGACTTCCTGTTCACAGACAACCTGATGTCATCAGTTAAATCGTGATCAATACTATGAAGCACGACACCAAGAGAATTTCCGATACCATTGACGAAGTTCTTGACTTTGACTTCCGGCGCTTTCGGGTTGTGGCAGAGCAGAACAGCAGGAGGGCTTTCGTTACCAGACGCATCGCATGTCACTACTCTGACCAGTATGTCCCTGCGCGGATTCTCTCGACCACTCTCTACAGACTGCGAAAAGTTCAGATCATATCCATAAGTCGCTTGCGGCTCCTCGGAGCCTCGCACCTTGATGATCTCAAGAACTTCATCCGTCACGGGATCGATGAACGAAAATTCGTAGCAGTCAATGAAGCCTGTGTTGATCGATCCAGAATTGAAAGTGATCTGCTGCCCTTGATTGCGGAGCATAAAGTCAAGAGGCGCAGTGTGGTCGCATCGCACGACAAGATCACGACCCACGAACTTTCCAGGATCATCATGCGGAGATCCCTTTGCCTTCAAACCACGAGGCCTAGGAAGATCAACGTCTACTGTCTGTGAATACTGAAACGTTCTTGAGACAGGCTTACCAGGAGCGCTGTCGGGTCCGGCAGCCGTCACTTCAAACGTGTAGATACCTTCCTGCGCGTCCAGCACGTCAAAGAATGTATTTTCGCCTGATCCTGCAAGAACTACATCTGTCTTTCTTGCTCCGCCATCGAATGACCAACGAACGATGAAGTATTCAGGCCGCAAGAGCAGCGTGCCTTCGTCGTCTGTATTGAAGGTCTCCATCTGCACGTTGCCATTGGCAGAGGCAAGCTCATCGACCGTGACTCCAGTCGGAGTTACGTTGATGACACCAGAACCAAGAGCGGCGCTGAATATGGTCCAGACACCGTTGTTCTCAGCATTGAGGAATCCGGTCGTAACGAGCTGCTGCCCAATCCTGAAGCTTTTGAAATCTGCTGTAACAGGGTCGAGCGTGAAGCGATTGTCTGCCAATCCAGTACCGACGTTGTTGACGTCGGCTGAGATAGAGTGTTTGCTCACTCCCTGCGGATAGCTCCACGTGATACGTAGAACCTTCTTCACGCCGGATGCCGTCTGCTTCAGGAAGTCCTGCGCCTGAATCCCAGCAACCTTTCCGGTCTCTCCCAGCAGTTTGACTCCGGTGACCACAACGAAGTTGGAAGGCACATCATGAGCACTCACCGCTCGGAATCGAACATCAACGCTCCTCGTTTCATTCTTGAATGGAATGATCGTCTCCGCCTGATGCACGTCAAAGATGCCCCAAGAGCGCCACGGAGTCTCTGGCAGGAATGCGGATGAATCAGCACAGAGGCGATACTGCACTTCAATTTTCATCGTCGCAGCGGTACGCGATCCTGAATTGAAAGCATTCGCGGCAAAGAACACGGCCTTCACCTGACGAGTGATCTTGCCCTCTGAGTTGAGCACCATCTGCCCTTTCGCAGAGCAGTTGATGGGATCTGCAGGAGCAGCACCGATGGGAGTAGAGTCGGGAACGAACACCCTCGGGTCAAAGGACGGAAGATCAATCCCCAGGAGATCGTTGTCATAGATCTCAGGGGAGTACGGCACAGCAGAAATTTCATACGCATACTTTGAAATACCGCGTACTGAGGTTATCAACCCATCAACGTTGAGAAGCGCGATCGGACCAATCGCGATGACATGATCCTCAAGCCAGATTCTTGACGTAGGAGCGCCAGTCGAGAATTCGAAATGCGTCGTTCGCAGCGTTGCCACGGCTGCGAAGTCTGCCTCGTTGCGAATTGGATGGACCGTGCTGATCAGATCCTCATCCTGAATGAGGATGCCGTAATCAATGACAGTGAACCCATCAGCCTCATACCGTTGATACTCAAGCGGCTGCTTTGCCTCGCCTTCCGAGTAGTTGAACGTGTCATTAATGATCGTTGCGATGCGTCCGAACGAATGACCGACCTTGAGCGCCCAATGGCTGATTGGACAGACGTGTCCACGCCTTGTGTTCATCCCGATCCAGCCGCACTCCCATTGATACACTTCAGGGCGCAGGTTGATGATGTTCTCGCGCAGTCGCACGTCATTGTAGACCTGCTCTTCACTCGTGACGGCATACTCATCAATGGTCTCGACGGTCTCGGCCAGACGAACAGAAACATGCTTGCGACCGTTGTCAAAGCCCGGATGCTGAAGGCTTTCACCAGTCCTGAGCTTAAGCGTCGCTTCTTGATTCGCACCGACCGTTGTCAAGTTCGTGACGAGGAACGATCGCCATGTCGGGGATTGGTAGGTAAGAAATGCATTGCCGAAATTCCAAGGCTGCAATGACCCAAGTGGGAATCTCACCCAGCTTCCAACGCGAACGCCTATGTCTTCCCATCCCGTTGCTCCGCTAATGACGATTGTTGTCGAAGAGGCTGCGTTGATTGTGATGTCCAGCTCCGCCACTTCGTAGGGACCATACTCGGGGGAGTAGATCGGAATGACATCGGGTTGCCAGTTCTTTGCAGCGTTGCGGAATTTCGCACGAACAAGATGAGGCGTTTCTGTGAAGACACGCTCATACGTCATGTCTTTGCAATTGTGCGGAGTCCATGCCTGTCCGTAGACGAGTGGGTCTTGGGCCTTCTCGATGATCGGCGTGATCAAGTCGGTTCTGTCAAAACTCGCACGACCCACGGCGGCGATACTGTAGAGCTCACGCTCCTGTGTAGAATCGTAGTCGTGAATCCTGTTGTACTCAAGATTCTCCGTATCGCAGAAGTCTGCCCAGTCTTCCCATGCATCAAGATCAATCGTTGTGGGAAGATCAGCATCAGACACAGGATCTTTGCCAGACTTACCGATGAGGGTATCCAGTGCGCACCATGCCGCGTTGCTCGTTGCGATCGGAGTAGCCTGGAGTACTCCGCCCGCTATCACGCGGAGCTTGGACTGCATCACGGCGTTGAATCTTGCGATGACACCGTTGATGTGATCTGTGGACTGCGTTCGCATCTCGATCAACGTTTGACCGGGCTCGTTGATCGGTGTGACCAGATCGTGAGCTCTCAATACCGTCCATACGAAGTCAACGTAGTTCGCAGCAGTATTGACGATGCCATCGCCCTTGAAACCTTTGCGATCCTTCGTATAGCGATCCGTCGTCCAGTACGGATTGCCATAGTTACGAAGACGAATGGAATAGTTATCCCTTCCTGCAGGAGCCTCGAACTTGAAGCCTTGGCGTATCTCTGTGTGAGACTTCCCCGTGATGCGAATGACGTTGTCGAAGTCTTCTGTCGTCAACGTTCGCGGAGAAGCAGCTACAAGATTATCGAAGACATACGGAGCGTGCAGAGGAGTGTATCCGTTTGCCTCTCCTGCTATTGCATAACGAACCTTTCGATTGACGTCGACTACTGCCACAATCTCGATTCGGTTCGCTTCCACGATGCCAATTTCAACGTATGTTCCAGCAGGGACACCGGGCCACGATCCGGTCAACTCGAAGAATGATCCGCTGTACACCTTGTCGTCGATGAAACTTCCGCCGAACCTCGTGATCCAAGATCTGAATCGAATTCCCTTTGCATACGTCAAATCAACGTATTTGAACTGCCCTCTATAGTTTTCAACTCGCGCATTTCTCAGGCTTTCACTGACGTTCCCGTTGTACGGGGATGTCCCAGGCAGAATTGGTGCTACATGTCTTCCATTAACTCCAGGGAGTAAATAATCCAACACGATCTCAGTAGCAATTCCAAAATTGCCGGTCAGGTTGAGATGATTCAGATCGTGTGTAGAAAGAAAGCCGCCGTCTGTGAAGTCGGGAAGGTCGGGGATCGGGGTCCAAGCACCGCCGCCCTGCTCCTGTATTTCGATGCCAAGAAAGATAGTATCAGCATGAAGCTCACCATCACCACTATCCAAACGACCGAATCCCTGAGGGAAATGAAGCTCGAAGCTGATGAAGCGACCAGCTTGAGTCGTCGTGTGAATCACTTCCTGAATGACCGTCCACGCTCCAGTGTACTCGGTGCGAAACTTGACGTCGACACGATCCTCATAGATGTCCTGCGTCGCAATTTCCAGAACGGGCGGACCGTCAGCGGGATACGCGCCACCGACCGACACGGGGGATCGCCCGGAGGCATTGGGATAGACGTGCTTGGTATTTCCATTACCGTAGTGAAGAACGTACTCCGTCTCTGTGTTGGAGACTAACGTCTCACCGAACTTCATCGTCGCTTCTTCAATCGTGTTGACTCCTTCACCGCCAGAGAACACGACGACCTGAAACTGCTCCTCTCCGACCGTCTCTGTGTAGGACAACGTCGCGAGCGGGAACACGACCAGATTGCGTCCAAGATTCTTGATGATCGGCTGACCAAGACGAATGTCGTTGCTCACGCCATTGAGCGAAGGACTTGCTCCAGGCGGAACGTAGTTCGCGCCTCCTTGATCTGGAGATCCCATGAGTGCAGCAGGGAGAATCGAAAGCGCAACGGTCAACACCGTTGTCGTGATTGCCGCAAGGATGCCCGCTGTTGAAGAAACGCCAATAGTAGTTCCAGCGATCAACGCACCACCAGCCGTTCCTGCTCCTCCTGCTGCGAACGCGGATGCAAGCAACGGCAGCAGAAGAGGACCTTGTGGAATGTGAACAGCAAGAATCATGCAGTCTGCGGCAGGATAATAGACGTCCCAGTCTTCGAGCTCGATCTCTGTGTGTCCGCCGAGATATACGTGAAGCGGCGCGAGCCCCTCGTGGTCGACGTCGAAGTACTCATCCAGCATCTCCGTGACGGACAAGCCGCACGGAACCTCTTTCACAGAAGCGGCATCAATCTCAAGATGGCTCGTCGCATAGGCAAACGTCACCAGCCCTTCTACGATCATGACTTCAGCCGACATAACGATACAGCCTCACGAATTCCCACTCATCAGCGCCTTTACTCAAGCGCTCCGTCGTCACACAAGATCCAACGATCATGCTCAAGAAATGGTCGTTCCCGATCATTACGCCGATGTGGTGGAGGTCGTACCTGGATTGAAGATACGTGACTACGTCCCACGGACGCGGCTCTTCATCTTCTGCTAGTCTGCGCCATCCAGACTTCAGCTGATCGCGGATCGTGTCTGGAGTCGGACGCGTCATCCCATCATAGATCGCCAGATCAACGCCGATCTTCTCTTTCAGGAACAGACGAGTCCAGCCCCAACAGTCGGCTCCAGTGAGTTCTCTGCCGAACTCTTTGTAGGGGACGGCCATCCAGTCACGATACTCGCTTGTATCGACAGCGTAGACTTTCATCGCAGACCTGGGAAGGTGATGCCGTCGTAACGACGAACTGGATAGGGTCCTGTGAACTCTCGCTTGCGCAGCGTGAACGAGATGCCGAATCTGCCCTTCACTTTCTTCAAGCGCAGGTCCGTGATTTGTTCGTCACGTGTAGGCTGAACGAGTCCTGTCGTCGTGTCAATCGTCACGGTGAATACATCCACACGCGGAGGCTTCACGCTCAGGCTTCGCATCAGATCTGAATACAGATCGCCGACACCGAGCACGTTGATGATCAACTGAGGAACCTCTTCCTCCTCACGGTTGATCGGTGACCAGTCCATGGACACTGCCGTGAACGTATCCCCACCATGATTGATGCTCTGCGTATGATCGCAAAGACGGATCGGCCATCGTGAATCGCTGTATGTCGGATCTTGTTCATCGGGCTGGAATATCTCAACACACAGAATGGGAGCCTTCTTCGTCGTACGCCTTGCCATCTGCTGACGTACGGATGCCGAGGGTGTTACGTCGGCCATCAGGCAAGCACCTCTGTGATCTCACAGCCTACCGTCCAGAGATCGCCGCCCTGGGTCTTGGCATCAGGTGGCTTGAACATCTGACATACGATCGTGCCACCGACGCCGGGATGCGGATGAGGGAAGTCGAATTCAATCGTGCCGTCTTCAATCGTATCTTCCCACCATGTCCTCAGCTGAGTTACCTCAGCGGCCGTGAGCCAGAATACGCATGTGAACGGCTTCGGTCCTGCAAGGCCGATGCGCCGACTCATGACAGGACCTTCATCAACGCCGTCATGATGCGCCGTGTTCCGAAACTTTTCTCCGTAGTTCGAAACTTGAGGCGTCTGAGGGAAAGGAGCCACGAGCCAAGTGGTCATCGCTCACCTCCTGTAAAACGAGTCGTTGATTGCTGTTCCATCGTGCGTGCAAAGCGTCCGCGTCTAGTGATGTCTTCTTGATTGACGTCAGTCACAGTGTTGGTGATCATGACTCTGTTCTGCGCTGTCTGAACAACTGAAGTTTCAGTCTTCGTCGGACTAGCTGTGCTGCTGTTGTTCACGACATCAACGCGGAGATTGATGCCACCTCCTCCTCCTCCTCCACTCGAAGGAGCACTAGAGGCTGAGGACATCGCCGCTCGTTGTCCAGGAGTACGGACATGAACGCTTTCATCTGGCGAAGCCATGAACTGAACAAGCTGACTGTCTGTTCCTCCGCCGCCTCCAACCTTGAAATCTCCTCCCATCGCACTGCCAAGAGGGGCGATTTGATAGTTGAAGCTTCCTCCTCCAGGAGCAGAGCCTAGACCCTGCGGTCCATTCGCTAATCCACCACCGAACAAACTACCGATTCCGCCAGTAAATGCACCGACAATGCTATTGACGAGCGGCTCAACGATCGTAGCTTGGAAGATCATCTCTGCGATTTGGAGCGCAAGGTTCTTGAACGCAGCTTCAGCATCCTGAGCTTGGAAGACCATCGAAGTAAGCGTCTTGCCCATCGCATCACCGAACTCGCGTGCGAGCGGCGGTCCAGCCGCTATCTTGTCCGTTGCGTCCTTGAATCGCTTTGCGAACACTTCTGTGGCTCGCGCTGCCTGAGCCTCGTTTATGACGTTCCTTTCAAGAGCTTCGTTGACCAGCAGAAGTGAATCTGCATAGTCATCCGCCGGAGTGCGGATGGCTTGCAACACAGAACTAAATTCTTTCGATTCCTTGGTCGCGCCAAAGATCTTGTCTTTGAAGATTTCAGTCACTCGTGCTGCGTCTTCAACACTGATCTCATTTTCTTTCAACGCAAAATTGATTGCCTTCGTTGCTTCTTCAAAGCGTTCCTGCTTTGTGATAGACAGCTCAAGGACCTGACTGTACACGTCCTGCTTCACAGTCGCAGTATCCATACGAAGTTGGAATGCAGCAGCAGAAGCCTCAGCGTCAAGGAACGCTTTGTGCTCCTTTTCAATTTCCTCACGCGCTGCCGTGTTAGAAGCGAGATTGCTATTCGCTTCATCAACAAGCCTGAGAGCTACTTCATACCTTCCAAGCTCATTGCGCAGTGTCTGGATAGCTTCGCTACGCTCGCGCAAGATCGTGCGCTCAACGCCGGCTCGTTTCTCTTCTCCGTTGTCGGCGTCCTCTGGGAACTGAGTACGACCAAAGATTGATCTGAGTCGCGCATCAACTTCTCTTGCAACATCGGGTCGCACAAGATCATCCGCTGTGATTGCATCACGAGCGATCTTTTCCTTTAGCTCCTTGACTTTGTTGCCGACGTTGCGAGACATCGCTTCGCCGACCTTGCCTGTCTGCTTGCCGAATGTCGTTGCGAAGTTTTCAGCTTCATCCAGAAGAGATCTTGTTTCTGTGAATGCTCCGGCGGTCGCTGTCTTGTACAGACCCCACATCGTAATGAGGCTGAAGCCAATGGACAAGATCTTCGTCATCGGTGTAGGAGCAAGACCGAGCGCTGTCGCTAGTTTGCCTGACGCTGTTCCAGCGACAGCGGCAGCAGAAGCGAACCCTCTGACCTGAAGCGTGAGGCGAGCGAAGCCAAGAGCTGCCGCTGCTGTCTGAGCTGCGATGGGTACAAGGAACTTCGCTGCGAATTGAAGCGATGCAAGCGCACCGAGCGTCTTTGCAAGTACGACGATGCGATCAGCGAGGGTAGTGAACTGGCGTCTGTTCTTGCCAAGCGACTCGCCCATCCCCGCCCAGACACGAAGAACACTCGTGGTCGTATCCAGCATCGTGCGGAACGCACCAGTCAGCCCACCATCACCAGTCTGCAAGATTAGCTCTTGTATAACCGATATCAGGTTCTTGCTTGCACCGAATAGATTGTCCGACATGGTGTCGGCCATTCTTTTCGCAGCACCCTGAGCGCTACGAATGCGCTTCTCGAAATCTGCTGTCTTAGCTGACGTACGCGCAAGGATGACAGCAACGCCGGCCGCTCTGTCACCGAAGATCTTGGAGGCACGCTCAACGTTGAGATTTGCGTTACCGAGTTTCGCCATCACTTCTGTGAGGGAGTTGGTACGCAGATCAAGATCGCTAAGCGAAAGGTCCATGTCTGCAAACGCAGCGACGGCAGACTCCGTCGGCGAAGACAGATTGATCATCACTCGGCGAAGGCCGGTACCAGCAAGACCAGCCTGGATGCCTGCATTACCGAGCTGAGCTGCCGCCGCTGCTACTTCTTCAAGCTCAATGCCAGCGACAGATGCGATCGGACCAGCGAACTTGAGTGCTTCGCTCAGCTGTTCAATGTTCGTATTTGACTTTGATGCCGTGAACGCAAGTGTGTCAACAACGCGATTTAGATTTTCGGCTTTGATACCGAACTGTGTCGCAATGTTAGACGCGATGTCCGCTGCATTGCCCAGATCAATCGCGCCGGCAGCAGCGAGATTGAGGGTAGGCTCCAACGCTGCGATTGACTCGCGCGATTCAAAGCCAGCCAATGACAGGAACTTAAGACCACTCGCGGCTTCCGTTGCAGAGAACCGCGTCGTTGCACCGAGCCTTCGTGCCTCGGCTTCCATCGCCTTGAACTCATTGTCAGTGATGTCACCGACAAGAGCCTTGACGTTGCTCATCTCCTTTTCGAAGTTTTTGATCACGTTGAATACGGCTGTCAAACCGAATCCAGCGCCAAGACCCAATCCGCCAAGCGCGAGCTTCGCGCTTCTGAACGCACCGGCTAGCTTTCCGATGCTCCCAGATCCAATCTTGTTCAGCTTGCGCTGAAGCTCATCAACGCTGTTTCTGCCACGAATGAATTGACCGAGCTCATTGCGAGCGAGCTTGGTATGTGTTCCGGTCCTGCGCAGATCTGCGATGAAACGATCAAACGCAGGCTTCGCTTCGTTGCGGATCTTATCAGCAAGACCACGGATTCCAGTTGGCGACTTAATGAAACGACCAAGCTCATCCCGAGTTCGCCTAGTGGAACTCTCAATCTTTCCAGTTGACTGAGTCCACGTAGCAGCGCCCGAGACTGCTCCCGATGAGTCTATCCCTAGCCTGATGATCCGTTCAAGTGTCGCCATGTTTCCTCAGGAAATGGATGTCCATCTTTTCAACGACGTGGAAGTACCATTCACGATCCAGATCGTCAATCAGATGTATGTTCAACCAAGACTCCAAATCAACAAGACTGATCGGTGCTCTTGCGTGAACCCTTCTTCGATCGCAAGTGAGGAAACATGACAGGATTCTTTGTAGGTACCCGGGAGGTTCTGGCCTTTCTTGCAGAGCCTTGACATACCCTTTCCCGTGTTGTCGCTCTAGCTTTCGCAGGAAGGCTTCGTGAGGTCCCCAGCCTACCTGCTCCCACTCGAGTACCTCTATCAGTTTCCCGCGTCTTTCTCCACATCCGAATTCTTCAGGAACGTCTTTTCAGTTCCGGCCTTATCAGCCACGGCGTCCAGGATCAGCTGATAGCGTTCATCACGCAAGATTGCGTATGCGCGCTCATGACTGAAGACGATGGGTGTACCGTCATCCTCCTCCAATCCTCGCCAATCGACCATGCAAGCCTCTACGAGTACTTCAATGGTCATTTCGATCGCTTCTTCCGTGGTCGGCTCCGCGCCTTTCAGCTCGGGGTTTTCACGCCGCTCACGCTGGATACGATCTGTAACAGAACGAGCAGCCTTGGAAGCCGCTGAGCGCAAGCAGCACTCCCAGCCTCCAGGCATCTTCGTCCACTTGCCTTCTTGAATGCCGATGACATCCAATTCAATTGCCGATAGCTTCATTGTTCTCTGCTCCTCTGCTCTTGTTGTTACGCCACGATCCGACTGATTCCGAACTGGAACGGACTGGACGTTGCGTTGAACTTGCGCTTGAAGGCCGTCATTTCAATGTCAACCATGATGTCCTGATCCTTGCCAGGAGTCAGCGTGTCGGCCTTCGTGATAACTGCCTGACCGATGTCGAACACGTAGGCGTTGCCGAGCGTGTCCTCACAGACGATCATGCCTCCTGTGCGTGTCGTCGCTGCCGGCGTTGTCTCATTGTAGCCGTAGTCGACGTTCACCTTCTTGAAGCCAAGGTAGTCATCCAGCACTCTGTTGTCGCGGAAGTACGCCGTCATTGCGATTGTCACGCGCTGAGTACCACGCCCGATTCCAACAGGGGAAACCGAACCGATGATTGGCTGAGGTCGAAGAGCGTTGTTCATGGTGAGCGTGAGCGACTTGACGTCTGCGTACTTGTACGGAGCGCCAGTATCTGATGTCTTTGCGCACGAGTACAGTTCGATGTGGTCCACAGCGTTCATGACTTCGCCAGTTCCAGGAGCAACGTTCGCTCCTGTAGCAAGCGTGTCGCCGACGATTGCGATCTTCCCTCGCACTCCGTACGTCACCTTCGGGATGGCCTCTGATTCAATGGCGAGCGCCATTGTATCGACACGAAATCCGTTCATCGTGATGACTGTGCCGTTGCTGCTCTCATCCGAGTCAGGGAAGTTCTTCTGCACCGAGAAACTCGTGTTGCCTGTATCCGTTGCGTTGGCGGTGACGAGCGACTCATGGATGACACGAACTCCAGCATCAGCAGCGGAGGTGACAGCAATGTTGTCGCCGTCATCCAGGAGCAGACCGACGCCAGCTTGAACTTCCAGGATGCGCCAGATACCGTTGTTCGCAGTCGAACCACCGAATGTCCATCCGCTCATGCGAACGTGTCCGCCTGCGATGAAGGCGTTATATGCGGCAGGAGTAGCGTCGTCTTCCAGGAGCCACGTACCATCTCCATTCGCAGTCGCTGAGCATGTGGCTGTCTGATCGTATGCGGCTGTCCAATTGCGCATCTGCGCGTACTTGAGAAGATCGTCTTCTCCCCACGAAAGATGCTGAACGATGTCACCACTCACGTCAGCGCCAACGCGAACGATATCCGGAGTCAGGCGGTCGCTACCGACCTCCTCGGATTCTGCTGTTCGCGTTTCCTGCTTGAGCGACTCACTGATGATGCGCATCTCCTGATACGCTCCAGCAGTGACAACGCCCCACGTCGTCGGTTCGTCTCTGAAAGAAAGATTTGCAGAGGATGAGTCAGCGAGTCCCATTCGGGCACTCCTTTATGTGTAAGCGTTCACAGTGAACGGAGCAAGAAGGTTGAGTTGATAGTACCGCTCTTGCGGCACCTCTTGGGTGAACGGAGCATTGAAAGTCAAGCCGACAACTGGAGTGTAAAGATCACGAACGATCTTTCCAGCCTCATCAGCCATCTTTTCAGCTTGCATGACACCGACGCCTTTCGGTGTGCAGCAACGGACAACTAGGATTCCAGAATACGAAACGAGTCGCGACTTCTTTCCTCCTCTGCCTCTGCCAGAAACTGTTGGATACGTGGCTTCTCCTGTGGTCGCAGACACAGACCACCACGATGAGCGAGAGACGCTATCAGGATCGAATATCGGTTCGTCAATGTCCACGTTGTCGACCATGACAGTGATACCCGAATCCGTGATTTGCAAAGCCTGGATCATCCATCTCACTATGAAGGATTTCGTTTCCCAGTAGGATACCGATGCGACTTCCGTCATAGGTTGAACTGTCCCATGATTTCCTGGACCGTGAGGTCGACCATGTGATCAAGATCCTCAAGGTTTTGAATCCAAGGCACATTGTTGACAAGCCAGATCGTATCAAACGGCTTCACCTGTTTGATGACGCCACTCCCCTGACCGATCGCTTGCGCACCCGAAGGATCAAGGCGTTCTAGTGTTCCAGTGAGCGGTGTACCGATGGACGTCTGCCAGTTACCGCGCGTCCTACCTGTTACAACGCGCGTCTTGAGCACGACGCCGCGCAGAGCCTGGAGCCCGACATCGCGAATCGTCAACGACATGAGCTTCTCTGCGTTCTTCGCGTCGTTCGCAAGCTTCAGTAGGAAGCGATCAAGGCTACTCACATGTCCCTCAAGATCAAGCGATACGCTGCCGGAAGCTCGTCAGCATCAAACTTATCCACTGCAACGCAACGCATCTTCCTACCGGACGGAGAGATCTGTACTGTCATGCCGATTGCAATCGGTACAGTCAAGCCAGTCTGTTTCACCCACGTGACTGCGTCACTGATCTGCACGTTGTCGTCTGTCTGTGCACGCTGAGTGCTGATGCGACCGAACGGAGCGCACTTCGCTGTCTGCTGCGTATCCGTTGTGAGTCTGATCGCTCGGCCAGTCGTTACATCAAAGCCACCGAAGCCATCGGCCGTCAAGATCATGTCAATGCCGAACTTGTCAATGACCTTGACAGCGGCAGCTCGCATCTTGTTGCCGAAAGCTGTGCTCATGCGCGCACGATTCCAACAGGATTGAGAAGAGGACGAAGGATGCGAGCCGCTGTGCGATACACAGGCTCGCCAGCTGATCCTGATCCGCCGTCGTATTCAACCTTCGTCATGAGGTCGCCGATCTTGTCTTCCGTAAGAATGATTCCGCTTTCGCCTGCGACTACATTAGGAAGGAGAACTGAAGCTTGCACGAGACGGGCAACGGCAAGCTCCAGCGTTGCGTTCTTGACTTCGCGAGGAACCGCTCCATCCTCAATGTACTCGCCTGTCTCGTCATATGCGTATTGACGAGGCCAGTCAAGACCTTGAGTTCTGGTGTCGCGCTGACCAACGAAACGAGCACCGAACTTCCCGTCGATGTATGTGGTCGCCTCAATCATCGCAGCTTCTTTTTCCACTTGAACAATGGAAATCGTGAGGTTGCGATCGGTGACCCAAGCATCAAGCTCGGCTTCACTGACGTAGCTATTCGCTGCCGCCAGACCCGTTCCGTCTTCAGGCGTGAACGCCATCAGTCATCTTCCTTGTCGGCTTTCGCCTTTCCCTTCGCGCGAACTCCGGGAGCGGGAGGACGAGGCTTATCATCGCCCTTCTCATTGCCAAGATCAACAGGCTTCCGAACGCCGGCCTGAGGCGGATTCGCAAGTGCGATCTTGTCTTCCTGATTGATCAGGGAGTAACGATCCGGCTCCGTCGCAATCCACTCACGCGCATCTGCGCTGTAGAGCATGATCGTTTCGTCTTCTTGACTGTCGTGAACGAGCACTTTCGCTGCCACTTGATTCCTCCTGACTTGAAAGAGATGTGGAAACGGGGAGGGCTTGCGCCCTCCCCATCAACGATCAGACACCGACGGGATTCTTGGCGAGGAACGCCGAGTAATTGATTCCCGATGCGATCGCCCCGGCGACGACAGTGTACAGACGAACGTAACGAAGCAGACTCGCTCCATGTCGATTCGTGAAGCCCACCGTATAACGCCCGATGACGTCCACTGCGGTCGAGTCGGTGTAGTGCCCCGTTGCACCGCCACCGAGCAGGATGGCTCCAAGATCCCAGACATCGGTCTTCGTACCGAAGCCTGCGATGTTCGTTCCCTGAGCCACGATTGCGTAGTTCTCGTCTGTGGAAGCCACTTCGATCGCCGTTACGTCAACGACGAGCGTTCCGCTGTAGTACGAACTGCCGAGATCCACCACGGTCGCGACCGCAGCACTCGCACCGATCACGCCAGCAGCCTTGAGAATGTGGTCGGCGTCCAGCGTGTAGCTGTTCTGAAAGGGCGACATGATTGAACTGGACATGTCATTTCTCCTATTTGAATTGAAGTGTGTCAGTCTACCTTAGACTGACACAGGACGAGCCATGTGACTACTAGGCGACGGCCGGGATGTTCTCGATGTTGCTGAATCGGGTCACCGAACGAGGATGTCCAATCTGGAAATTGGAGTACCACTCCATCCGGGTATCGATACGCGGAGAAGTGTTGTCCTCTCCAAGATTGCGAACCTGGATCGGCGAGCTCTGGATCCCCTCGATGCCGGTAGAACCGAATGAACAAACGTAGATCGAAGTCGTATCACCCGTCTCTGTGAACGGGAGCACGACATCTGCGTCAGCCGC